GGAAGGCTGTGTCGTTTTCTGCTGCGTCTGGCGGGTCGATGGCGTCGTCTGGGACTGTTGAGTGGACGAATGTTGCTGCGACTGAGACGTATACGCATTGGTCGTTGTGGGATGCTGCTTCGGCGGGTAATGCGTTGTGGTCGGGGGCGTTGGCGTCGTCGGCTGCTGTGGTTGCGGGGGACACGTTCCAGATCACTTCGTTGACTTTGACTCTGGACTGATGGCGACTTCTTTCCCGACTTCGTTGGATTCGTTTACGAATCCGTCTGCTTCTGATGCGTTGGATTCTGTGTCGGTGCCTCATGCGGATCAGCACGCGAACATCAACGACGCTGTGGAGGCTTTGCAGGCGAAGGTTGGGGTGGATGGTTCAGCGGTCACATCGTCGTTGGATTATCAGGTGAACGGCCTCCCCGCCGGCTTGCTTGGAAGCGATTCAACCACCTCCGATCTCACACTCTCGACAAGTGATACTGATATTGTGAACACCTCCGTCACCTTGTCAACGTCAAGAGTGCTAAAGATTACGGGATACATCGGTCAGTTAGACAACCCATCAACGACGCTAAATGTCACAATGCGGCTACGCAGCGATGTTGCAGGGTCTGGCGTGCAGTACGAAATTTCGCTTACTTCTTTGAGTTCGTCGGCACCGTCGACCGTTGGATTAGTCATGTATGTGGCGACTTTTGCGGCAGGAACTTATAACTTCTATTTGGCGGCTAGTACGAGCACGGGCACGGCACGAGCAAATGGGTCGGCATCCCGTAGGCACTATGTCCTAGTAGAAGATGTGGGGGCACCGTGATGCTTGTGCGTTGCGACTGGATGGGCGAAACGCCCGAACGATACGAACAGGCGATGCGTGCCCAGCGTGACGCCTTCCTTGCAGCGTCGGACTGGACACAAACCTTTGACGCGCCACTCACCGACGAGCAACGCGCAGCATGGGCGCAATACCGGCAGGCGTTGCGTGATTTCCCTGCAACATGGACTGCCGGCTCGACCGCCGAGTTCCCTGATCCTCCGGGGGTGAGCTGATGGCTACTAATTTTCCTAGTTCGTTGGATGCGTTCACGAATCCTACGTCGGGGGACACGTTGGATAATCCTCCGCATGATCAGCAGCACGCCGATGTGAACGATGCTGTCGAGGCGATTGAGACGGCGTTGTTGGATGGCGCGCCGTTGCATATTGATGATGCGAATGAACGGGTCGGTATCGGCACCACGACACCCGCCACAGAATTGAATGTTGTTACTAACGGCAACACTGTTGGTTATGACGAGGTTGCTCGTTTCGATGTCACGAACAATGCGGACGGTAGTGACTACTCGCGTTTGACGGTGGGTCAGGTAACTGAAAACAAGATGTTTGTGGAAGCGGCTGACGAGACTAACACTAAGGGTGATTTTATAATTCAACCGTATGGCGGCAATGTCGGTATCGGAGATACCACGCCGTCGTACACGTTGGATGTCAACGGTGACATCAACGCCACCGGTGATGTGAGGGTCGCTGGAACTACACTTGGTCGTGGGGTGGTTGACTACGACCGAGTCACTGGGGGCACAAATCCTCGGGTATTTACAGCCTTTACAGAATCAGACTTATCTACAATAACCTTCACGGCGAGTGCTGGCCGTCTCTATAAAGCGACTGGTATAGTTCACGTTTTCAGCGCACCCTCCCTTTGTCAGGCATATGGGCTTATTGATCTGAATGGCAGCAATCTAACCGCTACTTACCAAACATCGGAAGGAACTAGTTACTATTCTTCAATTGTGACTATTGGGACGTTCACTGCATCAGGTTCGACTACCGTAAAGTTTCAGATCAGGCCAAACACCTCCTTGAATATCTATATGGGTCCATCCGAAGGATGGCTTTTGCTAATAGAGGATATAGGACCATCATGATTTTCGATCTTACCGGACCATCAGATGATTACCTTGAAATAATGAGGTACTACAGAAACCGTCTGCTTGCTGCCTCGGATTGGACGCAGGCTGCTGATGCACCAGTAGACAGTCAAGCATGGGCTGTCTATCGTCAAGCCCTACGGGACTTTCCTGCCACATGGGTTGCTGGCCCTGAAGCAAACTTTCCTGAGCCTCCGGGGGTGGTGTGATGGCTACGAATTTTCCTACCAGTCTTGATAGTTTGACGAACCCGGCTGCTGGTGACAGCCTGTCGTCGCCGTCGCATAGCGCGCAGCACGCGAATGTGAATGATGCTGTTGAGGCTTTGCAGGCGAAGGTGGGTGTGGATGGTTCTGCTGTCACAGGGTCGTTGGATTACAAGGTCGCTAATCAGGGTTTGACGTTGGTGAAAACACAGACGATTGGTAGCGGCGTGTCATCGGTGACCGTCACCGGCGCGTTCTCGTCTGCATTTAGGCGTTACCATTTGCAAATATCAGAACTGCAAGGCAGCACTTACGCAAACCTCAGGTTCAACTTCACTTCTTCTTCTGGCCTTTACTACGCTGCGCTAACCGGCACGGTTTTCAACAACACAGACAGAGTCGCTGTAACTAACGGTAGTTCATCCTACTTTGACCCGCTCATGCAGTATTCGTCCGCTGCGGACGCTTATGGATCGTTTGATATTGCTGCTCCTTACTTGGCGCAAAGAACAGTTGTGCAAGGCACCGAATGGGGGAGCGATGCTGGGTGCAGTTTCGGTGGGGTCAATACAGGTTCCACTTCCTATACTGGCTTTACGCTGACAGCATCAACGGGAACCCTGTCCGGTGGTAGAATTTATGTCTACGGCTACAACGACGGGTGATGACAATGGCTGACGTTTACACACGCGACGAACTGGTAGCCCTTTACCCTGACGGCACCGTGTCGGTGCAGGTTGATGACGAGGTGCGTCCGATGACGACCGACGAATGGTCAACATGGATCGACGGCCAAGTCGGCATGGAGAAACCTGTGGACGGTGAGGGAGCCATCTAATGGCACGCCTCTACGAATCCTCCACCGACTACGAAGAACACATCACCTACGCCGGCGCGACTATCGCCGACGACTACGACAACCCTGACTACCTGTACGATCGGGAACAACTCGCATACGACGGTGGCACCACCGACATTCAAGGCGGCTACTCGTCCACCGCGATCAGCTATGCGAGCGCAGTCACCGGATACAACGGTTCCAAAACAGTCACCTCGACAGCCACAGGCACAGGCACAGGTGTAGGAACCGGCACCGAAGTAGTTGTCAAACTCCGCACCGCCACAGGCGCAGGAACAGGCACCTCAACAAACGTACGGGTCATCGTCAGGTTCCGAACCGCCACAGGCACAGGAACAGGCACCAGCCTCAACGCGATCCTTCACGAACATTTACGCACCGGCACAGGTGCAGGATCAGCAACCGCCGGCGACCAAGCCACCGGCCTCCACATTCATCCACGCACCGGCACAGGATCTGGCACCGGCACAGCGGCGACCACATCACGTCGCCTCTACCGACGCCTCGCCACCGGCACCGGCACAGGAACCAGCAGCGTCGAATACGTCCGTCTCTACCTGTTCCGCACACCCACCGACAACCAGGTGGATTTCACCGGCAGCGACTACTACCACGGCAACATGATCCCCGCCAACCGGCTGATCTGGCAGCTGTACCGGCATTACACCCCCGGCCCACGGGGACGTAACGTGTGGAAACTTACTGACGGCACCTACACCGAGAACCAGCCACCAGACGATACCGATATCGATATCATCTACCTCGGTGGGCATGACCATCATGTTGACGCGACAGAACGCGCAGCGTTGATCGCAGCAGGCTACGGCGACTACGTCAACTAAACTGCTTGTGCTAGCATGTTGCTGTGAAACTTTGCAGCGCGTGTTCTGGCCCAGTCGAGCAATCCAGAGGAAAGCAACGGTACTGCCGCTTATGCCATAACTCATACATGGCAAAGTGGAGGAGGGCCAATCCTCTCAACCCAGACCAGAAGCGCAAAGATATTGCGAGGTCATATGCTGGGGTTTATCTTCGCCGGGGGAAGTTGCAGAAATCGCCGTGCAGAGATTGCCTGTCGCCAGATTCACAGATGCACCATCCCAACTATGACAAGCCGCTTGAAGTGGTTTGGCTTTGCCGTGATTGCCACATGAAGGAGCATTGTAAAACGTGAAACATCGTGAAACCCACCCTGGTCTTGACGTTGACGGCTGTTTCGGTTGCAGGATCGCAGGGGTCGCGTTCTCCGCGTCCTCGATGCCGTCCCGTAAGATCGCCACTAACGACATTGATGCGACGGAGCGTCGCTGGTCGAAAGACATGGACGCATACAAACGGTTGAAACAGGACGGTTTACAGCCCGCAAAGATTGACGGTGCTGCCGAGATCGAGAAGAAGGCCGATCATCCGTCACAGGTCGTTACAGGCATCTTGTAGTACAATAGGCGCATGGCTGTGTACCGTGGCAAGCAGGTTGAGTTGAACTCGCCTCGCCGTATCCGCAAGGGTGAACCGGGCTATGGCCGTAAGAAATCTGTCGTCTATGTGAAGGACGGCGCGAACGTGAAACGGGTGACGTTCGGTGATCCGAACATGAAGATCAAGAAGCAAGATCCTGCCCGTCGTAAGAACTTTCGTGCCCGTCATAACTGTGACACTCCTGGCCCGAAAACGAAGGCACGTTACTGGTCGTGCAAGGCGTGGTGAGCTGATGCCGGCGAAGAAGAAAGCGTTCTGGGATACGAAGAACCCGAAGAAGAAGTCGTCGTCGTTGTCGCCTGCTCAGAAACGTGCTGCGAAGGCGCGTGCGAAGAAGGCGGGTCGCCCGTATCCGAATCTTGTCGATAACGCTGCTATGGCGAGAAAGAAGAAGAAGTGATATGGCTCATTACGGAGGCATGAAGTACAAGAAGGGACGCAAGGGCGGTTCTACCCAGTCGAACGGCCCTGGTTCGTGGTCGTTCGGCCCTGCGCTGTCAACTAACGAGTCGAACATCAAAGCGAAGAAGCGTCGTTGATGGCTTACGGCAAGAAATCCAAGAAGAAGGCTCCCCCCGGATACCACTACATGCCGAACGGGAAACTGATGAAGGACTCCGCACACAAGGGGCGTAAGAAGAAGAAGTGACTACCGCAGGCCAACTCATTGACCGCGTCTCTGGCGAACTGCTAGCGGGGACGGTCGAGGAACGCAACAAGCTTGCGTCCGGTATCGACGCTTCAGCCACGTCGATCACTTTGACGTACTCGTTGCAAGGTGTCCGCGAAGGCGGTGTCTTTGAGATCGGCCAAGAGTTGTTCTATGTGTGGACAACGAACAGCACATCGAAGACCGCTGTTGTTGAGCGCGGTTTCGGTGGCACTACTGCTTCAACGCATGATGCCGGTGCGATTGTGACGGTGAACCCACGGTTCCCTCGGCATCGGGTGTTGAACCAGTTGAACGCTGATCTGGCTGACTTGTCGTCGCCGATGAACGGTCTGTTCCAGATGAAGACGTTGGATGTGAACTACAACGGTTCTGACCGTATGGTGAACTTGGCAGGCACCACCGACATCATTGATTTGTATGACGTTCGGTTGCGTTATTTGAGCGACGATTACCCGGTGATCCGTTCGGTGCGTTTGCTGCGCGACATGCCAACCTCCGATTTTGCGTCCGGTAACGTGCTGGTGTTTGATTCGCCTGTGCGTGCTGGGAGTGTCCGTGTGATCTATAAGGCACCGTACGGCCAGTTCTCGGCCGAGTCGGACACGGTCGCTTCGGTGGGTGGCACCGACACGTTGGATGATCTGTTGTCGATTG